TTCCAATAGTTCGTGGGCTTCGTGCATCCCACATATATGATGACCCAGGCATTGCATCAAGAGCCGTAACTTGTTGTTGCATCGCTTGACGTGCTTGGATTTCTGCTAGGTCAGCAACAGGTGATACATGGACACCGTATGTGTACGGGATTTCTCCTGCTACTCGTGCGCCACGAACACCTTGGATACCTTTAGAGACTGGCCCTGCGAACGGTGCTGCTGTGGCGGCCAGGTTGCCGTAATCAAGGGCTGCTTCGCCCAATCCTTGAAACCACCCTTTTTGCCGTATTTGATCTGCGGTGTACGACGGTGACGGTTTGCCTATGAATGGAAGTGCCGTAAAGTCACCAACTGCTCGACGGGTAGACGCTTGTAATCCTCGATTGATTTCACCAAATAGGTTGTATGAACCAATTGATGCAGGATCAAATTTGTCTGTCGGCGTGACTCCTACGAGTCTTTCTAATCCTTGTACGGCTTCATCTGCCATGTCTATGGGTGTCGCTGCAAGGGTGTTGACCGCCCCAGCTGCTACACCAAACCCTGTTTTTGCTGCGTTACCAATTTCGCCCCAGCTAGGCCACCAGCCACCACCAAGCCCAAGCCCAAGCCCACTTTGTTTTTTAGGTTCGGGTGTAGGTACAGGTGGATTGGTGACACCATAACGCAGAGCCTGGTTGGCCTGTGTAGCGGCTTGATCGGTTTTCTTTTTAGCCAATCGAGTTAAGGGGGCATCGGGTCGGGGAAGCATGGGACTACTTTACCTTACGGCTAGCGGCTGCGTTGTCTACAAGGTTTGGGTACGGGCGACCAGCGTTGGATGCCATGCTCTTAGCGAGAGCGATACCTTCGGCTCCGAGCTTGCTTGACTTCTTGTTTGGGTTCTTTGTTTCCCAAAATGGCTTCTTCATTTCTTGTCAGCTTTCTGCTTGGCGTACTGCTCCAATAAACGACGACCCATAGATTTGGCTTCGGCGGGCGACGATGCACCCCATGCTTTGAGGGCTAACGCTTTGCGGGTCGGGCGACCTTTGTCGTCTTTCATTGGGCCTGGCGAACCACCCATACGGGACAGGAACGATCCTTTGCGGCGCATCTGATCGGGGGATGTTGGGCGACCTTTGACCGGGGCTTTTAGAGTGCCACCTGTCTGTGCTTTGTACGACGCTCGACCTTTGTCGTTGAGTCCACCTGAAGGGTTCTGACCTTCTTTACGTTGCCACGCTGGCGATGCCATGATCTAGCTCATTGGTGATGAGGGCATTGGCATACCGCCACCCATTGACATTCCACCCATGTCGCCACCCATCGGCATACCGCCACCACGGGCTGCGAGACGAGGCGGGAGCATTGCGCCACCACCCATCATGTCAGCAGGAACCATGCCAACACCTTGGCACATAGGGCAGGGAACCATTTCACCTTCGGCTTCGCCCATGCCACCGGGCATACCGCCACCCATAGGTGCGCCACCGCCACTCGCCATACCTGAGGCTAGACCTGAAAGAGCGTTGCTATACATTGGGTTCATCGGCGTTCCTAACTTCGATTCTGAGTCCGTCTTCTCCACAGACGTGCGGTGCGTAAAAGTCTAGCCTAACAACGATGTCGGGTGTGTCGTCGGGAATAACCCCAGCGTCTACGAGTCCGTCTATCCCGGCTTTGGCTGCGGGGAAGCAAGCTCCAACGTCCTGTGGTGACCTACCGTTCTTGTGCAGGGGGGTGACCGAGATATGGATGCGCTTCATCGGCGGGATGTCGGCTGCCAGTTCGGCGTACTGCGCTCGCCACCATTTAGTGTCGCTAGCCCTGGCTCCCCAGTTGTTGACTTTGCGTTCCTGGTTCAGGGTGGTGGGTCGTCGACCGTGGACTTCCAGTTTGTAGATCATCCAGCGTTCATTCTATCTTGTATGCGCCGTAGGCGAGCTTTCTCGTCAGCAATTTGTTGTTCTTCTGCTTGCCGTTTGGCTTCTTCCATGCTGATAATCGGCCCTGGTAGACCAAATGTGCGGAGTATTGATGACAGTCGAGCCGTGTTATTTGTCAGTCCAAGTTCTGAGTAACGTCCATCGGTGCGAAGCGATCCTTGTCCGTACCTCTTACCAGGCCCTATGGCTACGTCGGTGAACGGAATTTTCGTGCCAGCAGGCCCGACTTCCAATAGGTTTCGGGCTGGCCCACCAAACGCTTTTAATCCTTGATAAGCAACACCGCCAACAAAATCGCCAAAGGATGCGCTTGATGTTTCAGGGCTACCTTCAAGGTAACTGGGGCGGGAGCCAGTAATTAAAAGCGGGTATTTGCGTCCCGTAAAAAAGTAAGCAGTTTCTCCAAGAGTACTTAAACCAAGGCTTAAGACTGGAGAGATAGATGTCGCTTGTTCTAACCCTGCTTCAAATGGGTTTTTTTGTAAAAATATTGCGTCGGTGTAGGGGTTTGTAAATGACAGGTCAAACAGCAAACCGCCGATAGGGGTCTTCCCTTGTAGCCAACTGTAAAGACCTTCGGAGTCGGGATCCATTGTCATCGAGCCAAGATGGGAATAGAACAGGACTCGGTCAGGGCTGTCTAGTAATAGTTTACCTGCCGCGGTGTTAATGAATTTAATCCACGACCAAAATGGGAACACCTGTCGGACGACGTTACGTTCCCACGGCGACATATCGCTAAACGATCCGAGGGTTTCGTTAGCAAATTGGACAGCTTCTGTTACTGCACCTCGTAGTTGGGGGTCGTTGTATAACGTGACAGGGTCAATGTCTGCCATTGTGCGACCTTGTTTATCTAACGCTTCTTGCAATTTGACCATTGCTACCGCAAGTTTTTGTTGCGTGTTCATGTACTCGTTGAAGTTAAACGCTTTCTTGCGGAAGTCTCGACCGAACCTAGCATTCACATCACCGACAGGTAAGGCTCCTTTGTTGCTTGACAAGATGTCACGAATGTCTTCAAGGCGTAGTGATCGACCTTGAACACCTTCACCGATGAGTGCTTGCAATACAGGGTTGTTAAATGTGCGGTTGGTTACGCCCCCGGTGCGCGACTTGAGTTTGCCAGTCCCGGTGTCTTCACGGATGAGTTCGTCAACCAACTTCATCATTTCCATCATTGTCTTGGGGTCAATGTCTCCACGCACCCAAGCGTTAATGATGTTGCCCATGTAGTCACCGACCTGCCAGCGAACTGAGATCGGCAAGATCCATGATTTCCAACGCGATGTTTTGTCACCAATAAAGTCGGCAATCCGTTTTACGCTGTCAGGTACTGCACCGTCTGCCTTGGCCACGAAACTTGATGCGACTCTGCCACGCATACCAATAGGCATAACGAGCGTTGTTGCGTCAATGTCTTGACCTTCGACAATGTCTTTGAATGTATCCAGCGCAGAACGACCAGTATAAATATCTTCGGGGTCGGGCATTTGTACTTTGGATATTGGCTCTAATCCTTGTTCTTTCAACTTTTGAAGAATGGTGTTGCCGACTTCTTTTTTAACGAGCTGTTCAAACTCGTAACTGTTTAGGTTGGTTCGTTGTGAACGCAGTCTGTTACGAGCGTCAATATCAAATTGGACTAACTGTTCGTCAGTAAAATGAAAAGATACGTCGGTAACAAAATCACGGTTCTTAATAAGGTTTTGAATAACCACGTTGCGTGCTGCTTGACCCAAGATCTCATTGACGCGTTCAGAAAATTTGTCAAATGTCATCGCCATGACGTTTGTTGTCTTCACACCTTCGGTTGCTGTTTGCCGTTCAGCACCAGCTGCTTCGCTTCGTAGTCGAGTTTCAATGCGTGCTTGCGGTGTAACGGACGATGTTTCGCCTGCTGGGTAGTAAATGGGGCTTGCGCCTTCAACATTGAGTCGTGCTGCTCCGCTTTGGGCGAGTAGTTGTGGCCCCATCGGCTGGCTTTGTAGGTCGGATAATGCTCGCGCTTCGCTTTGGATCGTCTGTGTTTGTTGTTCTAAAGCATCTTCCTCGGCTGCTCTGCGTCGAACGTCGGCAAGTTTTGTATCTAGTTCGGCTTGCTTGACTAAAAGTCTTTGTTGTTCGGCGTTGAGGTCTCCTGCAAGACCGGGAAGCATTCTTGCCTGACCAGCTCGTGGGTTGACTCCGACCAACCTGACTGGGTTTCCTTCGTTGTCAAGTGTGTCAATTCTTGCTGTAGCAGCTTCAATTTTGCCAACGCCTTCTAGCCTGTCGGCTCGTGCTTGCCTGACAAGTTTGGCTATGGTCTTTGGTTCTGCTTTTTGTGCGCTTTCTACAACCCTGGCTAGGGTGCGTACTGCTTTCTTTGTAGTAGCAGATTCTTTTTCTAACTTGCTTCGACGAGTCAACAGTTCGTTCGGAACCTTGGGTCGCGCTTGGTCGGTAAGTTTGGCTACTTTTGCTGCCAGTTTATTGAGGTCGGCTTGTGCTTTTTGTGCTGCTTGTTCGGCTTTATCAAGTTCAGCGCGCAATCTTTGAACTTCAGTAGTGCGTTCGGCAAGTACCGCACGATCTTCTAATTCAATCATGCGTTCAATCCACGGCAAGTTCTGCTGTGTAACTGTGGATGCTTCAATAGCCTGGTCAATATTGGCTTGATTATCGTCGGCTAATTCTTTCCGAATTGTTTCTACACCTTTTTGCTTGGCGCGACCCAAGTCTTTTTCTGCTTGCCATTGTTCAGCCCAAGCACGACCCAATTCTGCCATAAAGTCGCTATCTGATGCGAAGTCACGACCTGTCTCCATGCTGAGTTGGTCTACTGCGACACCTTCGTCCATGACAGTACGAGAGTTAACGAAATCGTTGTACGCCTTCTTGGCTAGTTTTGGATCACCGATAGCCTGATAGACGGCACTTTCAAATGGCGCACGGAAATCTTCTTGCATGAACGACATTGCGTTTGGGTCGGTCGCCAAACCGATAGTCATGGTGCGCGAGCGACGCAACCGTGACGGCATCAAACTATCTACAAGACCCTGAGCGATAGTAAGACGTTGTGTGGCTTCTTCGACTAGGCGACGCTTAACTGCTTGCGCTGTACCTTTGCTAACAAACTTGTCACCACTTGCGTACTGGCCGTGGATGCGAAGTGCTGTCTCAAAGTCTGTTTGTAACGCTGCGATTTCTTCGGCAGTTAATTTACCGTGAGCATCAATGTACGCCTGCTCCTGGTCTAACTGCTGGCGCACCGTGGCTTCGGCATCGGCTGTTTCAGTAGCGCGAGTACGAGCCTCGTCAAGACTGACCTGAGTATTGTCCAACTCCTGTTGCAGATAGGCGTTAGCGGTTTTTTGACGGTCAATCTCGGCTTTAATCTCAGCGTCGACTTGAGCCATCTCGTCGGGGATCGCTTCAATGCGCGACAGGTTCGCTTGCTCCGCTTCCCGTGCTGCGACAAGTCGTGGTGAACCATTAGCAAGGTCAGGGAAAACAATGTCAGGGTTAGCAATAACCTGGTCAATCATCGCGTTAGCAGCGACAGCGAACTGTTCAATCTGTTGAAGTCGAGCCATCGTACTGTCAATGCCACCACTAAGTTTTGCTCCCGCACCCTGGTATTCGGCTTGAGCCTTTTGTGCGTCAGCGACTAAACGGTTAAGAGTTGCTTGAATACGAACCCATGTCCGAGTGTCATATTTAGTTTGTTCACCCAAAGCCAACTTGATAGCAGTAGCAATGGACTTCATTGTTCTGCCGGGGATTAAGTCAGCGTTCTGCAAAGCAAGTTGCGCCATCTCATCGGCCATAAAAGTTACGTCTTCGGCGCGAGCTGCTTGCGTTAAGCGTTCTCTTGCCGACATCACAGGTCGCATTGCAGCGGGATAGATCATCCTGTTCTGCATGAACATTGAGGTCTGCGGGTCGGCTACAAGTTCATCAAATGATTCGGTCAATGCTTTGTAGGCAATGGCGTACTGTTCGCTATCGGGGCGTTTTTCTGCAAATTTCTCAAACAGTCCTGTTGGATCATCAAGGTCAATCTTTTGTTCGGTGACAATATCCATGTGATCGCGTTCAAGAATTCTTGCCATTGCGTTATCAAGGATTTCATAGACTGCTGTCTTAAGTTTTGGTCGATCTTTCAATTGGCGCACCATATTCATTGGGTCAGGCAAGTCGTACCTATAAGTGAATGGGATAGCCCCAGTCACTCGACCGATACCTTGTTCGGCTTGACTGCTGAACCATTTACTGAACGAGTCAATAAGTCGAGCAGCACCTTCAATGTTCATGCTGTCAAATTCGTCCAGTTGACCCTTTGAGAAACGCACCACACGGTCAATGGCTTGCGGTGTCCAGGCGTAACCTTGGCGGGCTATATCTTCTAGAAGTTCAGGTGGTGTGATGTTTCTAGTGATGTAGTCAATGGCCTGCTCGTGCGTCATGCCTTGTCTAATTTTGCTGTCGTACGCGCGAACAATTTCTTCTTTGACCTTGGTCATGATGAGAACGGCACTACTCCATATAGTTTGTTTTTCAACATCGTCCCAGTTCTTGGGGTTAAGTCGACCGTTAACATCGGATTGTTTTAGCTTGGCGGCTTCTTCAAAGTAAGTTGCTTGATCGTCATAAAATTGTGCGTCTTGCGTGTTGCCTGCTGCTGTTGCTTCCTGCTGACGTACGCGCGCCGCTTTGGCGTTGCCATTCAAGATACGGACAGATGCAGGGACTGACCCTTCGTTGCCCCAACGGTTGATCGTAGTCACCCAAAAGGTACGGGTGGCTTCGGCGGCTCGTTGTTGCGCTCTAAGTTCTTGGCGTAATAGTTTTGGTCGGCCAGTACCAGTCAAGGCTTTTTCTTTGGCTTCTATGACTTTTTTGAGTTCGTCGTCAAGTTTAATTCGTGCCTGGTCACCTTGGGGAAGTCGTTCTTTTGCGTCAGTTAATCTTGTTTCTTCGTTAATTAAATCTGTTAAACGTCCCTCAAACTTTAATCGGCGCGCACCCACAGCCTCAGTAAGTGTTTGGCGTAATGGGCGTGGTGCTTCAGCGACTCGTCCAGCCCGATCAGCAAAACCTGACAAGCGAGAAGTTGCGGTGTTGCCCAAAGTTGAGAGGCGGGACAGTCGGTCTGCTGCCACGTTAGCGACACGAGCTGTTCCGCGGGCGGTTGTTCCGATTGGTTCTTCAACAAATCGTGAAGCGGTCGTGATGGTTGAGCCAAGCCGGGGTGCGCCTGCCGAAGTGACTTTGGTTCCTGCGCGAACGCCAAGGTTACCTACACCACTTAATCGACCAGCTGTTAATACCGTTCCAGCGTCGCCAACAATTACTTCACCTAGGTCGCCTCTATTGAAAGCGTTTTTATAGTTAACTCCAGGTTCGCCAACATCAATTTTTGCGAACGGCACAAGTTCAGCAAGATTGCCACCAGTTGTTTGTACTGAGTCAGCAAACTTTGTTACAAGCGGATATGTGTGAGCTAATTCGTAATTGAGTGCCTCGTAGCCTTTAAGACCCATTTCTTCGGCTTGTTTTCGTCGTTTATCTGCGCGTGTGGTGTAGTCGTAAAAAGGAATAAAATCTTTAGTTATTCCGCCGTATGCTTCTTCCGCAGCACCAACACCCGTCATCACAACGTCTTTTCCTAATTGCGGAAGTTGGCTAACTCCACCCAAAACTCCTACTGCTGCGCTTCCTGGAATCGAAAGCAAATTGCCCAAGAAACTTTTTTTGATGCCATAATCACTATCGGATGCTTGTGAGACTCCATTCCGAGTACCAAATATGCCACTACTGCTACCTGTTGGAATATATTTAGGAAACGTAAATGTTGGTGTCGCCGGGGGTGTTGTTGTAGTCGGAGCGTTTGGGTCAACTGGGTATGTTGGATATGGCGGTATGGTCGGGGGCGCGTCATAGGTTGGTTTATTTAACCTACGTTGTTTAATTCGATTGATGAAGTCTTCAGCAGACATCAGCGACTCATGAAATCAAACTCTGCAATGATTGCTGCAAGTGTTCTAGCTTTCAAGATTTCACCTTCATTTAATGCCAAATATGCTTGTGCTTGTTGACCTGCAATATCAGCACCTGATTTAACTCCATTGTTTGCATCAAGAATTTCGACTGACGGCAAGATCCATGTTGACAAGAATTCAGGATCCAAGAACAGCGCACGAACCGTGTCAGGGTCAGCCCCAGTTACTTCTTTGGGTCGAATGCCATAGGTTTCAAAAAGACCTTGGTCAATGGGTGCGTTTTGCGAGTCAATCAAATCTTGTTGCGCTTTGGCTTGTTCTGCTGGCGTACCGTACATTGCTTCATAAATTTTTTGTTGTTGGTAAACATTGTAAGCTTCAGGCCCTTGTGAATTGTAAATCAATTCGCCTTCGCTCATTGAGAAGTCAATGCCTTGGGCGGCCAGTTCTGAGTCTCGTAGAAGTTTGGCGTAGTCAAGGTCTGTTTGTTCGGTGAAGGTTGCGCGAGCGACATTGGGGTCAACGCCGTACTGGGTTGTGAGTGCTTGTCGAGCGAGTTGCGAGACTGGCGTGTCGTAAATAGTTTCTGCGATCTGTAGGTACGGATTAACCTGGGTGTCGAAACCGCTTGTGTATGCACTTTCTGCATCAGAGCGATATTTTGCTACGGCAGCTTGACGATCTGCTTCTGCCTTTTGACGTTGTACCGCAAAATCAGCAACGTAACTACTTGGCGTATTATATTTTGCTCTGCCTTTAGCAATTTCTTTTGCAAATAAATCGTAGCCATCAGCAGAATCAAGAACGCCAGTAAGTTCGCGTTCTAATGGGGCATTCAGTTCAGCAGCTTTATATGCTGCGTAATCGCCTATGTCGCGAATGTTTAAGGCGTAACCCAAAGCTGCGTCGTTCAACATATCTCGCGTTGGGAAGCCACCGTATTTTTCGCCGTAGCTAGGTTGGGCTTGACCAGCCATAAGTGCTGCTAGCAATTCAGGGTTGTACGCCGTAGTCGACGAATATGTTGGTGGCTTGTAGGTTGGTCTGCCTTGCTGATACGGCTCGTCTTCTTTAGGCAAACCACCGCTGGCTACACGCTTTACGTCTTGAATTGTGATGCCACGAGGGCCGATCTTAGGATTCATCAGTTATCCCCATCCTTTTACTTTTGACCAGTCGTATCCTGGATCAAGTGGTTGAGTAATTGGTGTTACGGGAGTTCCCGGTCGAGGCCCACGATAACGCATAGCATCCATTTCAGGCGTATACGGATCGGCATAGCCAGGCTTAATGCCACCTTGTCCACCCAGTAAGAAATTAAGGAAGTCTTCGGGACTTACATATGGTTGTGGCACAAATGGTTTAGCGCCACCGCCACCGCCTGAGCCTGACGATCTTTCGGCTTTGGCGCGGGCAAGTAGTTCGGGTAGCCCTGTCACATATTGTTGCATGGCTTTGGCGCGGGCTTGTTGGGTTGCTGCGACAGGGTCGTAGATCCTTTTGAATGTTGAGTCGAACTGACTTAAGTCGTTGCCGTATGGTGTTAGTCGGGCGTTGACGCGGTCGCGTGCTTCTTGTTCAAGTCGCGCTTTGTAGTCTTGTACTTCTTGTGATCGTTGCGCTACACCGAATGCGAGTTGTGCGGTTGGGGTTGAAAGGTCAAGTGCCATTATTTGAAATTCAGTTTCGGTAGGTTGAACTTGTTTGCTGGTTTCGTGTTTGATGTACCGCCACCAAATCCCGCTAATTTGTTCCAGTCATATCCTGGAGCAGCGGCTATTTGCGCTTCGTCTTTTTTCTTTTTGTCGGCTGCCATCATTCGACCAAGTGCTGCAAAGTCAACGCCTGAAAAATCTATTCCGCTTGGCGGTTGGCCTTGAGTTGGTGCTGGTGTTCGTGGGCCACGTCTACGCATTTCGTCGTACGCTGAGTCGGTCGGGTCGCGATATAAAACTGGGGCGGGCGGGACAACGGGCGGGACAACGGGCGGGACAACGGGCGGGACAACAGGTGCTGGAGTTGTATCGCCACCACCTGAGCCACTACCTACTTGTAGGGAAGCAAGCCTTGTTGCAAGGTCAATGTCTTCGGTTGCTGTGTTGTAATCAAAATTTGTTCTTGCGCTAGTACGCGCTGCTTCTTCGGCTGCACTAAGTCGAGTGCGCGCTGTGCCTGCTTCCCCGGAACGCAAGATGCCACGAGACTCAAGGTTGGCGTTTAACTGGTCATTTGAAATGCCGTATTTAGTGGCAAGGTCGGCAAGATACTGCTGATAGTCGGTATCAAGTTTGGCTTTATTTAGCCCGCTTTGCCTTCTGTACAGTTCTGCTGTCGCTGTCTCTGCCATAGATGCTCCTTAGAGTTCCTACTGGCTATCCAGCCTTCGGTCGTTTCTTCAATGGGATTTTAGCAGGAACAACAGGCTTAGTGTTGTGGGCTGGCCCATTGGCGTGATCGTTCAATTCGTATCGCACCTGGCGAATGTCTTTGCGTATCTCTGATGAGACGAGGTCTAGTCGATCCATCACGTTCCCGTGGTCACGCTTGTTTTCTTTGCGACCCTTCTCAACAAGGATGGCTAGTACAGCGAACACACCTGTAACGATGGCGACTAGTACCGCTTCCATCAGCCGAACATAGCCTTCCACGAGACAGGCCCGACGATGCCGTCGGCTGCAATGTTGTGGGCGAACTGCCATTCTTTGACACGGTGGTCAGTCTTCTTCCCAAAATCGCCATCGGTAATCACACCGCCAACGACTGCCTGGACGAGTTTCACAGCGTCCCCTTTGGAACCGATCTGTAACGGCTTCCCAGGATACGCAAACACTAAAGGGCCTGGTGCAGGGGCAGGTGCGCCAGCAGCGGGAGTTAGCGGAGAAGGACTTTCTCCCGCTGCCGTCGCGAGGTTCGCAAAGAATTCTTTGTAGTACAGGGCGTTCTTTGCGTGAAGGGGAGAAATCTCAATGTGGATCCAGTCGCCGTTAGGGGCTGAACCGATAGTGGGTTTGGCATATACCGTCCAGGCTCCGCGGTCACATTTCCAGCCTCGACCGAATGGTTGCGGGAAGTAGTCGTGTACTGATTCGATCTGTAGGGCATCGGCGTGTAGGACTAGGAAATCCATGAGGGCGACAGCGTCGGCGTAGTTGCCTGAACCTTTCTTGCCTGACTTGCGCCATGAGATGTCGGCTGCACGGCCAGTCGAATGGACTGACGGCTTGACAGTTTTGAGGTTGGCGTTCTTCATGTTGCGAACGACCCAAGTACCGTTGTTCCACAAAGGGAATTTGCTGCATAGTTGACGTACGAGTTCTTCTAGACCAGCTTGTTTGCCAGTTGCGTCGCCGTCGTACCCTGTGTATTTGCGTGCCATTTGTGACACGCTAGCAGAAGAACTAGCGATCTAGCAGGGTAGATGTGTGTATGAAGGCGTGTACCTTTTCGGGTAGCACTTCTTGTATCTTCTTGAACACTTCGTACACGACTTGTTCAGCACCTGAGATGGGTGGAACGACATCGCCGTCGTGGGTGTCCATTCCCGGTATTTCGGGTGGCACGAAATCTGTGTCGATAGTAAAGATGATGTTGGCTTGGATGAGAGGCATGGCAGGCTCCTGGTTATTCGGATGGTGGGTCTTGGCGGTTACTGCGTGTCGCAACGATCCCGACGGCAGCTCCCACCAATGTATAGCAAATCGGGCCGAGCATATCAAGCATTGCTTTGTCATTGGGCGATTGAGAGTCGAGCGGCTGTACGACGAATAAAAGTCCGAACAGCATCGTGCAGACGATTAGTCCAACAATGATGATGAGTCCGATACCGACATAGAAGCGCAGTCGAGCGTCTAGTTCGGATTGATCCATGCGCTTCTTACGGGGCGGGACTGACCGTTGCGGGCGGGCATTCGGGTTTTCCGATGTTGGCTGGGTTGTCACAAGGATACCTGTACCTGTCTGAGCATTGGGATAGTAAAGCGCAGGCTAGCACTATTGATGCTACTAATGCTGTCTTTGCTGGCTTGGTCATGGGTTCTAGTCTAGTCACGGTCGGCTAGTGATGAGATTATGAAAAGCGTGACCGAGACAACAGAGATGACTAGAGCCTGGGTTCGGGTGGTTCCTGACAGGGTAATTAGGACTAGGCCAAGTGACCCTGACATGATCGCTGATTCGATGACTGTTTTGACTGGTTTTTTCATTACGGCTTCTTTCTACTTATAGGGGTGGACGCTGCGAAGGTGGCAGTTGTGACCGCTATAAGGGTTCGGCGTGTGCCGACAGGCACGGTCGAGCCTGTTGGGACATAGGAATCAAATTGTCCACCGAAGACGTTGACTGCTTCTTGGAACGCTTCTTTGACTTCAGCCGGGGCATCAGTAAGGGCTAGGGCAATCTGTTCGGCTTGTTCGTCTGTCAGTTCGGCGGTAGCAATGTCGTCTACGAGCTGTGTGATTTCTTCGGTGTCTAGGGTCGCCAAGTTTTCGGCGGTGACGGTGTCTAGGTAGGCGACCAGTTCGGCTGGGCTTGCGTCAGGTGGTGGTGGGCTGTCGCTTGGTGGCAAGGTAGTCGTTGTAGGCGGTTCGGTAGGCGGGGTGGAAGTCGTCGCCGTCGTGGTAGGAGCCAAAGATGTCGTCGTAGTGCTGGTAGTCGTCGTCGGTGGCAGAGTCGTCGTCGGGGGGACTGTAGCCAAAACGGTGGTGCTTCCAATAGTCGTCGTCGTTGAGGTAGAAGACGAGGTAGTTGTCGTTTCCACGGGGGTCGGTGGTTCCTCGACAGGGACAGTCGTTGTTGGGGCAGTAGTAGTAGTTGTTGTCGTCGGTTCCGTGGATGTTGTAGTTGGCTCCCATATGGTGGTCGTTGTCTCCTGAATAGTGGTGGTCGGTTCGGGTTCGGTCGTTGTTGTCGTCGGTGGGTCTACTTGTAACCCTGTGTAATACAACTCGTATTGGATATTCCAAACGATGCCGTCACGCCATACGTTGGGTTCGTAGCAGCAGGTAGATGCTCGGAGACGGTATTGACCTGGTTCTAAGGTGATCTCGATGTGGGATTGCAGTCCGATGAAATCGTCGTTAGTAAACAGCAGTTGGTCGCCAGCGTAAATCCATAGTTGCGGGTCTGATGGCAGTTCGCCCGATTGGTACGTTGTGGCTACAAATAGGGTTTGTTCGGTGAAATCAAACCAGTAGTCCGTTGGCTGGGTGACAATGATTCGGTCGTCTGCTTGCGCGCGCGGAACCATAGCTAGTAGACATACTGCAAAGATTCCAAGGCGGGACAGATGTTTCACCTATACAGAATACACCACTACTTTTTTTTGTCGAGTAACTTCTCTAACGCGTAGATCAGATTGGCTAGCTCGTCTTCTTCTTCACGACCTCGTGGGGTTGATCGCTTCAGGTATTGCAGGGCTGTTTGTACCAGTTTTATTGAGATATTCATCGGTTTCCTCGGCCAAGTCAATGACCCTGACAACCATTTTGGCAGGGATGTGGAGTACCGAGTCTACACAGCCATCAGCCGACCAAGATTGGGTAATCGAGACGTGACCACGTTTGCCACCAGCCTTGGTTGTCATTAAGAAACCGACAGATTTAACTTCGTACGGCTCGTTATCCACAAGGTCTTCAATGCGTTCCCATGTGGTTGTCCCGGCATGAGCGTCGTTCCATATGACAAGTACAGGTTTCATTGCCCGTAATTCTTACCACGCCACATCGCCCATCCGTTATGAATAGCGATCTGTTCGTAACAAAACTTGTTTGTCTCAGGGTCAAACGGGATGATGGCTAATCCTTGTTGCCAGTCTTCGTGCTGGACGAGTGGTCTGCCGTCTAGGTCTACGCCACCTTTGGTGCTGGGGACTGCGCCGTCAATGCGAGCTAGGCAACCAGGGGATGCTGCAAGGATCGTGGATGGGCCGTCGTGATCGTCTCTCGTGCGTTCTGCCCATTCTCGACGGTGGATATGTCCGTAGATGACGCTGACTTTTTGGGTGGCAAGGTACTTGTGTGCGGTACTGCCACCGCTAGCAACCTTGTCGCCGTGGATGACTTTGAGGTTTTCGGTGATCCAAATGTGGCTGGCAGGGTATCCAGGTAGATACTCCACGTTGGATTCGTCTAGTCGGCATAGGAATGGGACTGACATGACTGGCCATGATTCGGGGGATGATCCTCGTCGAAGACCAAACGCTGCGCTGGCGTTGTCAATCAAGTACCGGGGGAGCCGTTCTTCGTGGTTGCCTGCAAGCCATACGATCCGTGCGTCGGGTGCTGCTTCACGAAGTTCAAAGCCGAGCAGGGTTGCACGGTCGATGGTGGCTTGGGTGGTCTGCTGGTATGGGGCGGTCAGACGGTATTTGGACATTTCGGGTAGGTCAAGGTTGTCCCCAACTAGGACGACGAGTGTTGGGTTGGCATCTTTGACAATGTCTAACGCGACCTTGATTGCTTGTTCGTCGTGTGTGGGTTGTAGTTGCCCGTCTACGCCTCTGTAATAACCGATCTGCATATCGGGGAGTACGGCACAATTACGCCACCCTGAGAGAGTTTTGGCAGGTTTGCGGGCTGGGAGTTTGACTGGTGGGCCTGGCTGGATGACTGGCCATTCGGGGCCTTCTGCCCATTTTGGCGAGAACTGGATCGCTGTCAGGTCGTGGAGTTCGGCTTCGCCTTCGTCGTTCTTGGTCAGCGACTGGTACAGCGAGACGCGTTGGATTTTGCCGACTTCGTCTAAGTCAATGCCGTTGCGGTCTAGTAGATCTGCGATGCGACCCAATGAAAGCCGTTTGGTTTCCCCTAGGCGGGTGATGTCTTCAGCTAGTCCTGCCACAAGAACAGTCCCCTCGTCGGTGACGGCGTAGTGTCGTCGCTGTGATGCTGTGTCCTCGTTGGCGCAACGCTCGCTCGATTGCGGAGCCTTGGATGCTTTGGTCGGACATTGCGGTTTTTAAATCAACCTGGTCGGGTTTGTCTAGGGTGTCTAGGAGTGTTTGGTATCCGCACACCGGGACGTATCTAGAGTTGTTGATTGCTGAGATATCAGTCAGCAGGCTCGGCTTTGACATTGGTTTCTCCTTGGGTATGAACGTCACTCTACAGAATGGTGGTCTTCGTGAGTGTGATGCCCTTCGTGGTCGTGGTGTTCTCCCGACGGGAGTTGCTGCGGATGGTTGGCTTGCCCATTGGTGATGAAAGTAGAAATGATCCATTTGTCACCCGTGATCGGGACGCATGATTCATGGGGATGGGTGAAGGTTGCCGGGAATAATGAGATGCGCCCAGCTTTGGGTTTGACGGCCACCTGATGAAGCGGGAAGTTGGTTTCGCCACCGTAATCAACGTCGTTGAGGTAGATGACTGCTGCTAAAACTCGTTCTGATATTGCCGAATAAGGCATCGGGAAAGAATCGACATGGGGTCGGTAGAAGCCGAAGTTTTGTAGATACCGCTGGACTTGGAAGCCTGAATCTAGGATGTCTGTCCATATGTCTAGGTGGCGGTACTTTTGTTTATATATTGCGATTGCGCTGGTAAGAGCCAAGCAAACTTGTTCGTCTAGCCAGGTGTCTTTTTCTGTCCAGTTCAAGTCTCGTTCTCTGCTGTAATGCAGGTCTTCGGTCAGTTTGGTCTTGGGGTCTATCCCGCCGAATGTTTCTCCTTGGAATGAGTGATGCCAATGATCTTTCATTCTTTCAATAAACATTTTGCAGACCGACTCATCGAGTATCCCGTCAGCAATTTGAATTTGTGCCGAAGTATCTCCTGGGTATTTGATGTCAATCATTTGTAACTCTTTCTTAGCCGTGTTCTCCAAAATTCTTGGCTTCTTGAAATCTAGTTAATAACCATTCAGAAAATGCGTCTGTTAGGTCGGGGATTGTGTCCGTGGTTCGTTCAAGGGCATTCGGTTTGCCTTCTAGGAATCTGTTGACTTTTTCGTTGGGAACGGAATTCAGGATCCATTCTTTGATGTCGGCGGGCATATCTAAAATCTCTAACATTTCCGTAGCACAAATAGCTATTTCTTCGGAGTTGTCAAGGTGTTTGTGGGCGTATTCCCATTCGATTAGGAATCTGAATTGTTCCTGGAGTGTGCGTGTCAGGGTGTTTCCACGTTGGGTCAGATAGAAATCTTCGTCGTCTGCAAATTCAAAGTAACAGATAAGGCCAGCGGGGCTAGCGTCTACTACCACGAACAATGCTGTTAGGTCTTCTAAGGCGAAATGCCCACCTGTGAGGTTGTCGGGTTCTTCTTGCAGGCCACAGTTGCAGACCCCATCTTCAAATTTGTGGAATCCCCGGAGTGCTAGCGAAGATTGGTAGTCGCACCGTTTTGCTACATCAGCTGGTTGCATGAAGTTTGCTGGTTGGTCTAGTTTCGCAAAACCAAATAAACCTTTGTTATCGGTGTTGCCAATGATTTTGAGGTATCCCTCGTGGCTTCCGAATGCGTTGCCAATAGCCATGTTTATTGGAACCTTATGATGAAGACAACTTCGATTGTATTCATTGTGTGAGTATGTGCTGGTGTTGATGTGTTAATGGTCGAGGCGTTGCCTGCCGTGAGGGCGGTATTTATTGTTGCGTTTGGTGCGCCAGGTGCAGTAATTGATGTGTTTGTGTTACCAGCAGTAAACGAACTGTTAACAGCAATGGTGGTATTAGAACCTGCCGAAGTTACGTTAAAAGCGTGAGTATGGGCTGCGCCGTCACCACCTGTGTTGTTATTCGCACCTGAGTTTGGCTTGAAATAAACGTGGCTATGGTTTGCCGAACCGTTGCCAGTATTGCCTGTTACGCCGTGTGTGTGGTTTTGGGCGTTTCCAGCGGTAAACGAGCTGTTGACTGACCCCGCAGTAAGGACACCGCCGCTGTGAGTGTGGCTATTAAGTGTTCCCAAACTAAGACTTGAGTTAACCGTGTGCGTATGAACATCAACTGCTGAAGCAGCGTTAGTGGCTTGGGTAGATGGGGGTGACGGCGTACTTGCCGTTCCTATGGGGATTCTTGTTGTGAAGTTTGGCAGGTTGAAGTTTGCGCCCGACCCGCCATAACGGTATTGCAACGCTTGAAACAATAAGGGGTAAAACGAAGTTAAAACTGATGCCCCGTTACACAGCACATAGTTTGTAGGTATTGAAGCAACTTCTCCGCCCCACATGACGATACCGCCGATGGGGTTTGCGCCATTCAAGTCAATAAGGCTAAGTTCTAGTTCCCGGTCACGGTTCTCGATTAGGTCACGGGTTTCCGCTTCCCAGGTCGTAATGTCATCGGCACGAAAGGTGTACTGGAACGGCATCAGTCTTCACAGTTCAGGATCACACGCTTGATAGTGACGGCACTAAAACTTAGATACGCCTTAGCACCAAAACCTTTACTGGCATTGTTCGGTCGGAACCGTTCAAACACATTGGTGTTGGGTTCGGTATTTGCTTGAGCAATGTTTGGTTCTGAAGTTGCCACCAAATTAGAAATGTTTGTTACTAAAACATCCACGTTTCCTGTAGGAATAATTTGTGCATAAATACTGGGGGTGCATGAAGTGTCGTTGGCGATGCTGTATTCGATAAACATTTCTTTGACGGTAAACGGTTTTGAATGCCAGTATTCGGGCAATGTCACGGTTCCTGTTGGGTAACTTGGGCCAGTTCCACCACCCAAAGTCGTAATGTCGGCATTTGTAGGCGTAGGCACAACAGCATTGTGAATAAATCGTTCAATAATAAGTGTGGGTGTACTATTAGAATATGAAGCAACCATAAAGAATTCGTTAAGCGAATTCGGCCCTGGGCGACCTACCTGTTGTTGTTTGGCGGCATATGGATTGGTGGTGTATCCACTACCAATAGTGTGTCGTCCCCATTGACCTTTTGATGTTTCTGCATAGCAAACATCATTACGCATCATTACTACAAGGCGACCATCGTTGACGGCCATAATGCGGGCTTGTTCAAGGCCAGTTTGAGCTGCAACGTCTTCAACGTCTAGCGTGTCTGTTGCTTGGACGGTTGAACCAGTCAAACGATAGATGCGACCGTCTATTGAACCATTTGCAAGCTGGTCTAAGAAATGCATATTACGACCAACAATGGTCGCGTCTTTCATGCCTTCGGTAACATTTTCTTGAGGGACAATTAACTGGTTGGTTACTGATGAGCCAAGTACGCCGACAAGGCTGAAGACCCCGGTGTCGCAAACAACTAATAGGTCGTTTGTTCGAGGCAACACATTGAGGATCGTTCCGCTGAATTCGTAGTAGTTTGCAGTTGACCAGCTTGCCAATGTGGTGTCGGAATAATAGAGACGTTTTTTGGCGGTTGCGTTTGTGCCACCCCAAGCCACTAAACGATATCCGTAGCCAGCAATGTCCGTTAACCCAAGACCCGCCAAAGCGGTTGATATTGCACCTGAAACAGTTCCCATAGTTGTTACTGAATAAATGTTTCCTGCGGTGCTGATGTAATAAAACAACGAGGTTGTTGGATAGAAGGCGACTTTGCCACCGAGACTTCCTGTCAGGTTGTAGCTAGTTGTTGTTGTTGGAAAAATTGAGCCAAGGTTGACATTGCCAGTTTTTACAAGTGCCGATTGCGACGATGGCGATTTGAAAGTGTCAATGAATACAAACGAGTCGTTACTAACAACCCAATGGTCATAGATTGTCGCGGTTGTTCCTGAGGCATAACTTTTTTCTGCTGCTTTAGAACTTCCAGTAGCGATCAATTGTCCATTGGGTGCGGCAATGACACCGTTACCATGCCAAGTGTTTTTAGGCAAATTAGTGGACTTGCCGCCCATGTACTGACCACCTGAGAAGTCGTCATAAGTAATTTGGAATGATCCCATGACCTAGCTCCAGGCTGCGTCTGACATCGCCCGTGAGAACTTGATGCGTCGCTGGATTGTGGCACGGTTGTCGTCGCTCATTGACTTCAAGAAGTTGCCGTATTCCTGGAGATACAGGGATGCGCGCTGTTCGTCCTGTCGGCGGGCCGCACAAAGGTGGCTGGCGTAGGCGACAATGCACTTGTGGTAGACCACGGGCATCAACGGTGACTTGGTATCGGGCGTTGCTTGTGTCGAAAGGGCTGGTTCGCTACGGAAGTAGTACAACGTCCCGGTAGTAGTCGTGGTTGGGATCGGTGTGATCTTGACAGCGTTGCCGTAAACCAGCCAGCCGTAAGCGTTCATATCGGCGTTGGGGTCTAGGAATGTGTCTAGCGGTAGCGGTTCGACCGGGTTGCCGTTAATAACCAGTTTGTTGGCTCGCATGAAATCGGATGGTAGTGCTGCGTCTCCGTCAGTCGTATCAAACGATAGTGATTCGGTCGTGGCAAGCCACCACCAGTCGCGCTCCATGCTGACACGATTAAGCGCGTCATCAATAGACGTGTTCACATAGGCGTT